GGTGGTGGAGGACAAGGCGGCTCAATTGGCAACAGCGGTTACTCTGGAGCAATAGTAATTAGATATTTAAAATCTGCAGTAGGCGGATAATAGTTTTACAAAAGCATACTAGATAGGATATACTCAATAAATGAATCTTGTAGAAAGATCCGTTTCAAACGGTGGTAAGTTATTGCCATTAATAATCCCGCCCGAAATAACTGGTGGGACTGGTTTAATGAATCCATCCATATTTATAGATGATAATGGTGATTTACTCTGCATATTACGTCATATAAACTATACCCTATATCATGCCGAAAATGATCAAAGATTTCCAAGCATATGGGGTCCATTAAGCTATTTACATCCAGAACAAGACCAACATCTTAGAACAACAAATTACCTATGCCGTTTGGACTCAGATCTTAATATAATTAACTATTGTCAAATTGAGATGTTAAATCTACATGAACCAATGTGGGAATTTGTTGGATTAGAAGATGCCCGTCTAGTAAAATGGAATAATAAGTATTATGCGACGGGAGTCAGAAGAGATACTACTACTAATGGTCAAGGTAGAATGGAATTATCAGAATTAAATATTGATAAGGATAATTGGACTTGTAAAGAAGTATCTCGTGTCAGAATTCCCGCCCCAATTGATGAAACATCATATTGTGAAAAAAATTGGATGCCAATTCTTGACAAAGATTATCAATATATTAAATGGACTAATCCTACAGAAGTTGTTCAAGCATATGAAGGTGTTAATGCCTCATCTCAAATATCTTTAAATACAAGCAGATTTGATAATTTTGATCAAAGAGGCGGGTCTCAAGTAATTAGATGGAATAATTACTATATAGCCATAACTCATGAAGTAGTATTATTTAAAAATTATTTAGGTCAGAAAAATGGAACATACCGCCATAGATTGTGTGTGTGGGATAATAATTTTACATTGATTGGAATGTCTCCAGAAGTCTGGTCATTTTTGGACGGGCAGATTGAATTCTGTTCTGGTGCTGCCATATATAATGGTGACTTATTATTAACATTTGGATTTGTTGATAATGCAGCATTTATTCTTAATGTCCCCGCAAATTTAGTTAATGAATTGATTGATGAGGCAATAAATGCTTAATAAACTTATAACTAAATTATCAAGTAATTCATTTGATCCAGTTCTTAATACATTGATTGCAAATGAATATGAAAAGATTGGTCAGACAGCTGCTGCAATTTCTTTCTATTTAAGAACTGCAGAATATGGGTATGACACTCATCCAGAACATGTATATGCGTCTTTAATCAGATCTTCAATTTGTTTTGATGGTCAACAAAATAGAACACATACTGTCAGAAATTTATTGGAGAAAGCAATAGCCTATAATCCACAAAGACCAGAAGCATATTTCCTGCTGGCTAGATATTACGAAAGAACCCAAAAGTGGCAAGAGTGTTACACTATGTCAGAAATTGGTCTAGTTTTTTCTGGTGGCAGATTAAATAAACTTCCATTAGATGTAGAGTATTTAGGAAAGTATTGCCTAGAGTTTGAGAAGGCTGTCGCTGGATGGTACGTAGGACGGCGGGAGGAGTCAATAGAGACCTTTAAATCCCTTTTGACACAAGATATATCAGAACAATATCGCAAAGCCGTAGAACATAACCTGTCTATTCCTGTTTAAAAATATTAGCATTTTTCCGCTAATTTGGTATACTTATATCATATGACACAATATACTGAATCTCCGCATTTGTTCAGATATCCATCCCTTACAGATACACCAAATGTACCTAGGGATATTCAGGCATTGGCTGAAGATATTGGTGCATATGTTGATGTCCACCCAGGTCCACAAGGAACACAAGGTATACAAGGGCCACAAGGATTACAAGGAACACAAGGCTTACAAAGCCCACAAGGTATACAAGGCTTACAAGGGTCTCAAGGTTTACAAGGACAACAGGGGCTTCAAGGAAATCAAGGAAACCAGGGTGTTCAAGGAAATCAAGGAAACCAAGGTGTTCAAGGAACACAAGGCTTACAGGGCTTTCAAGGTATAACAGGTCCAGCAGGTCCATCTATTGCAATTAATGGAGTAGAAGCTGCAACTACAGGAGCTCTTCCAAATTCACCAACTTATGCAGCAGGAACAACTTTGGGTGCAGACGGCGGGTACGGAAAAGGTGCCACTCTTACAGCAACAACATATGGTGCATTAACAATTGATGGTTATACACCAGTTGTAGCAGATGCTGGAGATAGAATTCTTGTTAAAGATCAGGCTGATCCAAAACAAAACGGTGTTTATACATTGTCACAAGGCGACTCAACACATTATTGGAAACTAACTCGTGCAACAGATTTTGATGGTTTTGCAAGTGCAACACAAATTCAAGCAGGTGTATTTTTAACTGTATATGGCGGAACTGCAGGTTCAAATCTTGATACAACATGGATTATGGTTGCACAAGAAGGTTCAGGCACACATGATGAAAATATTGTTGTTGGCGTAGATCCAATAAATTGGGCTAAATCAAATGGTGTTGCAATTCAAGGTACCCAAGGTATACAGGGATTACAGGGCCAACAAGGTTTGCAAGGAACCCAAGGCATACAAAGCCCACAAGGTATACAGGGAACCCAAGGTTTACAGGGCCCACAAGGTTTACAGGGCATACAAGGAATTCAGGGTTTACAGAGCCCCCAAGGTGTGCAAGGTTTACAAGGGCCACAGGGCATTCAAGGAATAACAGGATTACCTCCATCAGCTTCTATTAGTTATGTTCCAGGTGTAACCTATACTTTTGCTTCAACAGATGCTGGTAATTTTGTATTATTTTCATATAGTAGCTCTGCTATAACCGCAACACTTCCTGCTTCTGTTTTTTCGGCTGGTCAAGTAATAAATATACAACAACAAAATATTCAACCTGTCACTATAGTAGGGGCAACAAATGTTACTATAACATCAACAGGACAAACAACTAATTCCCCTGTGACAAGACAACAATATTCTTCAGCAACAATAGTTTGTATAACAGGAGGAGCTACACCAACATTTACGGTAATTGGAGATATAGTCTAATGCCTATAAATACTCCTTTGTCTGGCGCTATAGATTCTTCAAGAAAAACATTCGTTGGAAATTTTTATAAAATTGGGACATTAACTGCAAATTCTGATGGAAGCTCAACAGTTTTAAGTTTTTCTAATATCCCGCAAAACTATAATCATTTAAAGCTTCTTTATTTATGTTCATCAACAGATAAAGAATGCGTATATTGGAATACTTTAGGAACAACATCAGATTATCTTGATTATATAGGTTTATATAATGCTCCAGCTAATACAAATACAACATCTTCTTTAACGGGCAACATATCTTCGACAAATGTATATTCTTCTACTTCTTCAAATTTTAAAATTGCACATATTGATATTTTAAATATTAATTCTTCAACTAATTATAAAAGTATGCAAAGTTTTGGCGGGTATGATGCAAATGGTACAGGTATTTATGCAGTTTCAAATACTGTGTATTATCCAAATACAAACCCTATTACTTCTTTAAGTTTAGGTGTTTTAAATTACGGAACCCTTAATGCTGGCACAACAGCTACACTATATGGAATTATTTAGGATAAAAAATGACATTAAATCTTCCAACTTATATACCAATAGCTACCAAATTCGTTGACACTGGCAATCTGTACGCAAACATAGATTTTCAAAATATTCCTCAAAAATATACTGATTTGCTTATATCTTTTACTTCTGCAGCTAATTCCCAAGGTCCTGCAATGAATAATTACATGTATTTTAATAATGATAGTGGCGGATCTTCATATTCGGGAACTATGGTTACTCCCACAGGAACTTCTTATTATTCAAATTTTTCATTAATACCAATTTTTCCAGGAGTATCGCCAGTTCAGGGCGTGTTCTATCCTTCAACTACATTTTTTTATATACCTAATTATAGAAATTCTTATAACAAGGTGTGTTTGAATGAATCAATAGGTGGAAATTTGCTATCACAAAATAGTAGTGTTGTTGCTCCATTTCAGGGCGGTGTGCACACTTGGAGAAATACTTCTGCAATAAATAGAATATCTTTTAGTGGCGGTATTTTTGGTTTTGGAACAGAAATAACAATATTTGGGTTAGGATAAAAATGGCAAGCCATAAATTAATTAAAACCGTAACAGTAGGGTCAACAAGTCAATCAAGTATTGTATTTGATAATATACCTCAAACATTTAATGATTTAAAAATTATTGCTGTTATGAGGGGAGATGCTGCATCTATATCTAGTACTCCAATATTTAATTTAAATGGAGATTCAACAAGTTCTTATCAAACATCAGAATTTCTTCAATTGAGTGGTACACGGTACAATTT